TCGTTCCCCTAACGCAGAGCTTAACGAAGGTTCTACTGACGGAAAATACCGAAAACGTCGTCCAAATACTACAGTAGCGCCAGGAATGGGCGATCAAACTGTAGTAGCTAACCGTGCCGACTTACATCCATACATGAACTATGGGTTCATCAACTCTGAAGAACCTAGCAAAGTAAATCCAGGAGCATAATTATGGGTATTTTTTCACGCAAGGTAAAAACACCAGCGAACAGGGCAAACCATCCAGGAAGAAAAACTGGTAGCGGTCCAACAATGAATTCAAACCCTATGGCAGATGATGATTTTGATACGTCAAGTAATTGGGGGTCGAATAGTAACCCAGATTTTGATAAAGATGCTGACAAACCCAGTAAGACCCAAAAAAGACCTGGTGGTGAAATGGTGCGTGAACGAATCAGGCAGAAATATGGCATTGGCGATAAAGACAACCGACCAGACCCACGGTCTACAATTAAACAACCTGACTCGTCAACTATTTTGGGTGGTTCAGGTACTGGGGCTCGTCCAAATAACGAAAACTTTTAAGCAATGATTCCAAAAGTAAACCCAGGAGCGTAATAATGGGAAAGCATTCAAAACCAGGTAAAGCAAAAAATGTTTCAACTTCTGAAAAAGCAGTTGCGGCAATTGGCCTTAATAATGATCTTGACACCTTTGAAAAAGGCGAGGCAATCAAGCCAATAAAAGAAACTTATGGACGGCGTTTACAAAGCGAGCAGGGTACCACGGTTCATGGCGTAGATAACCCAGGCAATACTGGTCCTCATGCAACCCAGCCTTGGTTACCAGGCAGTGGTCCTGGAAAACGTGGGGTAAGAACTGAAGCTGGAACACGAGCAAATTTAGCTGCTGCACCAGATATGGGCATTGACCCAAGTCAAGCACAAGCTGTTCACGATAACGTTAACAGCGGTCAAGCATTTGATGACCGTAAACTTATGGCTCCAGCAGATCGTAGTGGAGATCCTAGCAGACGACCAGCGCTGTAACTATGGCTAAACCCCGTACCGTACGTAACGGTATAGATTACGGCGATATTAAACCATACGCTATGAATAAAAAAGATCATAGCGACTATGTTGATATGACTGCAGATTTTGCGACAAATGGGCTTGCAACTCCAGAAGACACAGAAGACATGGTTGATCTAATTGATAGCACATCAGCTTTACATAACCCCGAAGCTTTTATTGCAATGGCCAACCATGATGAAGGGCATTATGAACCCGCTTTAGTAGACAGACCTATCAAAGAGTTAAACGAAATGTTTGGCAATACTAAAGATGGAATTCGCATTACTCAGTCTGATATTGACAAAATGGGCTCTTCTAGGTTACCTTCTAACCATGTTACCTCGCCATTAGAAAAAGTTAATGGTGCGTCTCCTGTTATATACAGAAAAGGTATGCTTGAAGACTATAAGCCTGTTGCCCCAAAAGATAAAGGCCCAGACCCTAGACGACGCCCGCAGGTTTAAAATGACTAGTGGAGAACCTAAACAAAAATGGTTTGACGAAAATGGTGAGTGGTGGCACGATCACGACAAAAATCCAGGTGAGCCAAATCCTAAAGAAGGACTTGCAAGTCGTGGTAAGTCATTTGCTAAAGGGTTTTTAGACCGTTTGCATTTACGTAAACCACAAGACCCATTTAAACAACCGCCCCCATTTTAAGGTTAAGCCATGGCTAGACAAAAACCAGTTAGAACCCCAGTAAGAGATCTGTCTAAACAGTCAGAAAAAATGGGTATGCCTAAATCGTCTATGACGCCTTTATATTTAGGTACAACAGGAACTGATCATAAGCCCGCTGTTAATTACACACAGTTAGGTGAGTCCGAAGGCTATCCTAGGGGCTTTACTCCAGATCAAATGCGTGAAGTAAAAAGTTCAGAATCTGCTGGCGATTTAGTATTAGAGTCTGATTCACCTGCAGGTCAATCAAAATATCCAGATAGGCCCCACCCAGAGCACGAAAAGTCTAGAGTTAGAGAAATGATAGCTCGGTCTAGAATACAACCTTCGACACAGTTTAATAGGTTTCGTAAAGGTGGACCTAATCCCATTGACCCATTAAAAATTACGGCACGAAGTAAATCTACAATGGGAGATGGTGGCACTGTTGGAGAATACTTTAGCCCTATGAATGGTAATCAAGGCAGAAGAGACGTAGATATTCGCACAGACGCTTTATTTCCTGAAAGACATAAGCCAGAAGATACTGCCCAGGTTTCACACAACTCTTTAATTCATGAGCTGGGTCACGATAATGATTACCTAACTGATACTAGTAAGTCTTTAACAGATCCTCATTTTAATAGTTTAGAGGAAAATCAAAAACTTATTATAGGATCAGGCGTAGGGATGATGATGCGTAACCCTGCAAAATTTGAAGAATTACTTAAAAGTTTTACAGAAACAAAAGAATCTGTATATGGGTATCATCAAGGCCATTTAGAAGGTTACGCAGATAAATTTGCTGAAGATAATCATGTGGACGACCCAAGATCTGTTAGAAAAAAACAACCTTGGGTAGGAAGAGAAGATAGTCCTTACGCAGGAGAGACAGCGGCAGCTCACCAAAAAATTCTACGAGGTGCTGGGGATCCTGTTACAAACGGTTGGGTATCGGGGTTTGCTAAATCTAAAGCAAAAGTAGCATCCCCAGGTTCTCACATATTACGTCTTTTAAATAAAGCAGTTCCTCCAGGTTATTCAGTAGATAGCCCAGCTCTTGGCAACGCCCTTAGAGGTAGTGGGACCAGTAGTTTAACGGGTGTAGACATTGAAAAAGCGTATAAAGGCGACGAAACTGCACAGTAATATGTGTGGTAAAATATTTAAATGGACTTTTCTGGAGCATTAGACTTAAGCGCAAAAGGATCAACAGACGAACCCATGATTCGTGTGTTAGTTTGCCGTAATTGTAAAACTATTGAAGAAATGCCAGATTATGATGGCGATCCAGCTATGGACACTTTATTAAATATTTTAGTATCCAAGCATCAACAACCCGTAGAGCACATTGGGCTGCTTATGAAGTTTCCGTTTAAATACTGGGCTGTTCCTAAAATTCAAGAGGAAATTGTAAAACAGATTAAGGGCGGTTCTGAGGGTCTAGATGCCTACCAGACCAATTTCTACGCCACCAAAAATCAATTTGCCGAAGATGCTATGTCTTGTTATAGCGAACATTTACGCCCTAAAGGTCAATGCGCCGACTATAAATCAGACAGAAAGCTACTTAAACCTGATACAGACGTTGAACGCAAAGAGGCAGGGCTTGAAAAAGCTGGTAAAACAGGCCCAAAAGTGTATTTATGCGATTTTTGCCCTGTTAAATCGTTTAATATGAAGAAAAGTAACGAGGAAAAAGGCCTATATAAGTAGTAGAATTAAGGTATAGGTTCTATTCCCAGAGGTTCTGCTATGTTTTTTGAAATGGTCTGTCAGTGTACCGCCACACTTCAAATTGACGCAGAAAAAAGTAAAGAAGAAGCGGCGTGGTTATTGGTTAGTCGTTTTTGTAACGCTCACGTAGCATGTGGATACATCACACCACTATACGAAGAAATGCCTCAAGATACAAAACGATTTAATATTAAAGCCACAGAGCAGGATCCTCAGTGAATTACTATAAAGCATTAACCGAGCACCTATCTGATATAGAGCTAGAACCTACCGAAACTTCGTACTTTAGTAAACCTGATATTGGGTTAGACCCAAGATTATTTAGGGACGGACGACTAGTACCTGAAGTACACAATGGTATTATCTCTGAGTTACACAACCATTTAAAATTAGGGTACGCCGAGCCAGATGCTTGGACACGCATTTATTTAGCTGGTTCAGGAGTATCATATCGTTGGGCTGCCCAGAGAGACCCAGCAGATTTAGATTGTTTAGTCAGTGTTGATTATATTCAGTTTAGACAAGCAAACCAAGAATATAAACACTGGAGTGACAAAGAAATTGCCGCAGAAATTAATCAAGGATTTAGAAACGAATTACATCCCCGCAATGAGTCTTTTATGGGTACTTTTGAATTAACGTTTTATGTAAATTTAAACCCTGACATTGAAGCTTTACGACCATACGCAGCGTACTCCGTACTAGATGATAGCTGGGTAGTTCCACCATCTGATGAAGAAGCTCCGTTTAATCCTGAATGGGATCAAGCTACTTTAAGTGATACAGAAAAAGCTTCAGAAATTATTAAAAGATATACTATTGCAATGAGCCAAGTAAAAAGTGCAGCTAATGATTCCATGAGATTAAATGCAGAAGTTGCACTTGCCAATGCTGTGCACCAAGGTTCAGCATTATATAAAGACATACACGAATCCCGTAAAAGTGCGTTTAGTCCTAGTGGACAAGGGTTTTCGGATTTTGCTAATTACCGTTGGCAAGCGGGTAAAAAATCTGGTGCAGTAAATAGTTTAAAAAAATTACACGGCATGGCGGAAGAAGCAAGCGCAAAGTTTTCAACAGAAACTTATGGTATGGAATTACCAAGCACTGATACGTTAATAAGACGTTCAGCAATAAAATAATATGTGATAGATTATTTCTATCAACTACTACATGGAGTGATTAATGAAACAAAAAGAAACTGTTGCTATTGGTTGGGTTCACGGCGGCGAAGTTGATACTGAGTTTGCCCTTTCCTTAATGCAAATTATCAGAGAAAAAGGTCCCCGAATTGGGTCATTTTACTGCGTAGAAGGTACGGGGTTACTGGCTAAAAGTCGTAACATTATGGTTACCCATTTTTTGGATAATACAACAGATGATTGGCTATTAATGATTGATAGTGATGAGCGCATTTCAGTACCCGCGTTTGATTTACTGTGCGCAACCGCTGAGAAGACAGAGCGCCCAGTTGTAGCTGGGTTGTATTTTGCCGCATTGTGGGAGGGTATGTCTTTACGCCCAGTTCCTTTAATTTTTGAACAACAAGAGTCTGGGGCAATTAATCCTATTGATGCATACCCAAAAGATACCGTTATTCCTGTTGTAGCTGCAGGTACAGGGTGTTTACTTATGCATCGTTCAGCTTTGAAAAAGATTCGCGACGCACATGACGATCAAAACCAAGATTGGTGTTGGTTCCAAGACGGACCAATTGGCGGTAATAAATGGCTATCAGAAGATTTATCGTTCTGCGCTAAACTACAGCAGTTTGATATACCTATGGTGGCACACACAGGAGCTATTCTACAGCACCATAAGCGCATTTGGGTAGACGCCGCTCACCATGATGGTTGGTTGCAACATAACGAGCCTGGCGCAGGTTTAAGTCAGTTGCAGTAATGTCTGTAATAGTGCTATTAGACGGTGTAATCCGTAATTTGCGTAAACAAGCGCCCATCTCGGAGGGCGTTTTGTTGTATAAGACCTTAAACGAACTTAACAGGGTTATCGTATTAGCAGATGACAGGGAAAGAACCGACATCTGGTTAAAGAAAAACAATATGGCTAAGTCTTTGGACGATATTGTTCAAATTTCTGACTCAGTAGTAGAAGAGCCTCGTTTGGCTAGTGTTAAAAGCATTTTGAGCAAGGGAAGAGTAGAATTTGTTGTAACTGATGATGTAGATTTTGCTAAAAGCTTGCTGGAATTAAGTATAAATGTATTAGTTTTTTTGCATCCTCGGTATGTTAAGCCCGAGTTTAGGCCTGATGGACGGGCTGGAGCAAAGAGCTGGGCAGCTATTAACGATGAGTTAGATAAGCAGCAAGGGTTATTGCTAGAAGACGGGCGTTTATCGGACGACTACGACCCAAACGATTTTGAAGATGATCAATGAGACTAATATATTTAGGCGCAGATGTACCTAGTAATCGTGTAATTATGGAGCAAATGGGCATTCAAAACGTAGGAGTGTCCTATTGGCGGTTGGTAAAACGCGGAATGCCTAAAACTAAACGGTATTTGCTAGATAATTATTTTCAACCCTATATGAAAATACATTTACATCCAGGTATACCAGAAAATACTAGTTTATCCGCGGGTGACCTGGAGCAATTTTTGGCAGACTACGAGGATTTTGTAGCCCATAATATCGACCGTATTGAGTCATTTATAGAGGTAGACCATACACAGTTGGCTAAAGCTGAGATCAATTTACAACGTGACGCAGCGTGGGGCGACGAAGACAAGTTTTGGGCAACCATACGATCAGATTACTCATACGCAGAGATTGTGGATGTATGTCAGCAATATAAAAACGTAGCTATACCGTATAAGATTATTGAGTCAGATGTGTCGTTAGCCGCTAAAACTCGTGCGTTGAGCACCCAGCATGGTACTAAGTTCCACGCTTTAGCGTGTGCTAAGCCAGATAATTTGCGTCAAATACAAGTAGAAACGGCTAGTACACAGTCTTGGTTAAGCCCAATGATGCGTGGTGAAACTATCGTATGGGATGGTAATAAGCTAGCTCGGTACCCAAAAAAGATGAAAGACCAAGCAAGACCACGATATAAAGCAGTTTACGAAAAGGCTGGATTAGACTTTGATAAAATTATTGAAGATGATGCTGTAGAAGTTGCCAAGCTTGCATTGTGGTCATATGAACAGTTCGAGGAGCGATTTAACATGGTAAACAACCCTTTCCAATCCCCAGAGGATGACTACGAAGAAGAGGAGAAGTTATATTATAACAAGGGTGAAATGCTTAGTGCCGATAATGCGGAAACTGGTACCGATTTACATGATAGTAAGGGGGGTCAAATGCGGAAACTTATTAAGCGCGATCAGTCCGAAAAGACCACCTTACCCGTCTTTGCAGCCGAAGTTCACACTGTAATAGATAAAGACGATCAAGGGCGAGAAATTATTAAAGATGTTCCCTTGATGAAGTCCACATACGCCAGTTTGCGTATGTGTAACACCTGTTTTGTAGCCTCAAATTGTCCTGCTTTTAAGAAAGATAATAACTGTGCGTTTGACCTTCCTATTGAAGTAAAAACTAAAGAACAGCTACGATCATTACTTAACGCAATAGTTGAAATGCAAGGGCAAAGAGTAGCATTTGCACGGTTTTCCGAAGAATTAAACGGCGGATACCCTGATCCTAATACAAGTCAGGAAATGGATCGGTTACTTAAAATGGTTAAGACAATTAAAGATTTAGAAGACCCGTCATCCTTTGTCAGGATGACGGTAGAAGCTAAAGGCGCGGGCGGAGTTTTGTCACAGATTTTTGGTGAAAAAGCCCAAACGTTAAACCAACTACCTAACGGTGGTTATACTGAAGAGCAAGTAACTCGCATAATTCAAGAGGGAATTGAGTAGTAGTTACTATAATATAACAAGCGTCAATAGATGCTTGGAACAACGTGTCAAATAAAACTATAAAATAAGAGGATAAGTATGTTGTCATTTAAGTTAGCAGAAGAATTTGTTTTAGCATACGAAACTAAGAAAGTTCCTTGGGGGTATAAAGATGCTGGAGGTAATTCTGTAGGCGAAATTACTTTTTTGCGTACCTATTCCCGAAAGAAAGAAGATGGTACTAAGGAAACTTGGGCTGAAGTATGCCGTCGTGTAATTGAGGGTATGTACTCGATCCAAAAGGATTGGTGTAAGGCCAGCCGTCTTCCTTGGAACGAAAATAAAGCACAAGCATCAGCTAAAGAAGCATTTGAACGTTTGTTCGAACTTAAGTGGACACCACCTGGCCGAGGTTTATGGGTAATGGGCACACCACTAGTCAATGAACAGAAAAACTCAGCTGCTTTGCAGAACTGTTCGTTTGTATCTACTGGCAGTATGACTAAGCACAACCCTGCCAAACCATTTGCCTTCCTAATGGAAGCGTCAATGCTTGGTGTCGGTGTGGGTTTTGATGACAAGGGTGCGGATAAAGAGTTTACTATTTACAAGCCCCTTGAGCCAGCTAATAGTGTAGTAATACCAGACAGTCGTGAGGGCTGGGTAGATTCGGTAGCTTTGCTTATTAACTCGTACCTGCGCCCAGACCAACATAAACTATTATTTGACTACAGCGAAATTCGTCCTGCTGGCGCACCCATCAAAACGTTTGGCGGAACCGCTGCGGGCCCAGATCCTTTAGAGAGTTTGCACAACTATATTACTTCATTGTTTGACGGTCGCGATGGTAAATTATTAACTCGTGTTGATATTGCCGATATTGGTAACTTAATAGGTGTATGTGTGGTCTCAGGAAATGTACGCCGTTCAGCTGAATTGCTCATGGGTCGGTTAGATGATGAAGATTTCCTAAACTTAAAGAACCAAGAACGGTTCCCAGAGCGTAATTCATATGATCCAAAAGCACCTGGTTGGGGTTGGATGTCTAATAACTCTGTTGGTATTTCTGTTGGTGATGATCTATCTGGAATTGTAGATGGTATTGCGCTTAACGGTGAGCCTGGAGTTATCTGGATGGATGTTACTCGTCAGTACGGTCGTTTGATTGATCCACCTAACAATAAAGATTGGCGAGCTTCTGGCTACAACCCTTGCGCAGAACAAAGCTTAGAGTCATTTGAGTGCTGTACCCTTGTAGAAACTTACCTTAACCGTCACGAAAGCTTAGAAGATTACAAGCGTACTCTTAAGTTTGCTTACCTCTACGCTAAGACAGTGACTTTACTTCCAACTCACTGGGAAGAAACAAATGCTATTATGCAGCGTAACCGACGTATTGGTACTTCTATGTCTGGTATTGCCAACTTTGCTGACAAGAACGGCCTACCTACGCTGCGCACGTGGATGGACGCGGGTTATGGTACAGTATTGCATTATGACAAGAACTACTCGGAGTGGCTAGGTATTCGTGAGTCAATTAAAACTACAACAGTTAAACCATCAGGCACAGTTTCAATTCTTGCTGGTGAAAGTCCTGGGGTTCATTGGACTCCTGGGGGTAAGCATTTCCTTCGTGCTATTCGCTTTAGTAATGATGATCCAATGCTACCTTTATTCTCTTTCGCCAATTATCGTGTCGAACCTGCTAGTGAATCTCCTAAAACTACTAGCGTGGTTTTCTTCCCCGTAGAGTCTGACGCTTCTCGATCAGAAAAAGATGTTTCTATCTACGAAAAGGTAGCTCTCTCTGCTATGGCACAGCGACATTGGTCAGACAACTCGGTATCAGTTACGGTATCATTTAATAAGGACACTGAAACTAAAGATGTTGGAACAGTCCTTCACTTATTTGACGGACAACTCAAAACGGTTTCTTTCTTACCTATGGGAAACCAGACTTATCCGCAAATGCCGTACACGCAAATTACTGCCGAAGAGTATGAAAAATATAAATATGAACTGCTACCAATAGACTTTACTGATGTCTACGCTGGTATGGCAGCTGATGCTATCGGCGAAAAGTATTGCTCTACGGATTTCTGTGAAATACCTAAATAGTTAAACAACTAGTAAAGCCCACCAGAAATGGTGGGCTTTACTATTACATAAACGAACCCCCTGAGAGAAGAAGCTCGATACGGATCTCTTCAAACTCAGGGGGTTACCAGAACTTTTAGTATAGCACTACTCAAAGTCTTGTACAAGCTGGCTCTGATCAGGTGCTATAAACATAGCTTTCACAGTATGTTTCCTTAGTTTCCTATTGACTTTATTGACAGATACATAATTAGAACAGCGGGGGCAGAATACTCTTACCGTACCCGTTATAGGATCTGACCATTGAAGTACGCTCATATCCTCTGGTATCTCTTGATTACTCATAGTACAAGGATTAGTAATATGCTTGTTAGCCATCACTCTCTCCGTCTGCGTCTACAAAATACGTACTGGATAACCCACAAGGCCCAGCATTACGATTTATCTCTAAAGCTCTCTCCAGCTCTTCCCAGTATCCTGTTTCGTACACTAGCTTAACAACAGGAGAGCAAGGATCTCCACCCTCTTCCCATTGAGTATTCTCTTCCTCTGTCATATAAGGATCTCCATCGTGAGTGTAGCAAAATGGATTGCTAATATACCCAGCGTCAATGCCCTCGTTAATCCATTTAATATATTTCTCTTGATCAACCATTAGTTATCTCTCTCCATCTTGGGCCAAGTACCGTCTAACACCATCAAACCAATGATGCCGTAGTTAGCTAAATCCAAGAACGAGTCCCGTAATGACTCGTGCTTTGGGGTATTATTCTCTTCGATTAAATTATTTATACGACTAATCTTGTCGTAAATCCGTACTCTAAGTCCGTTTAACGGGCCGCCAGGGGCTCTGGAAATATTGTAAGGACCGTAATCCTTTTGCTTGCTTATTAGTATTTCAGCACACTCGTCAATTACGCTTTCAACACTATTAACAAAGTCCTCAAAAGAATACCCAGCTATGTTGAGATTATTCTCTCCCAATTCAGCTTCTAGTATCTCTCTCTGTATTTTTTTAATAGTACTATCTAGCATTTCATTTATCTCTTCGCTATTCACTTGATCTCCTCAATCTGTACTTCATCATAGTTTTTATCTAGCCAAAACTTGGCAAGGTTCTCTGCTTCTTCTGTTGTTTCAAGGTAGTAGTCGTTTACTTCTACGCCACCTACCCATACTGTGTATTTAGACATTAAATTAACTCTCTCACTTTCATATTATTACCCAACTCCAATAGGATATCGGGTATAGATGTATTTAAGCTGATACAGATACTCCCTAGCATATCTGATGAAACTTCTTTAACTCCACTCTCAAGCTCGCTTATGTAGCTTAACGAGATCGGCACAGCTTTAGCCAACTCTCTCATAGACATCTCTTGAGCTTCACGCTTCTCTCTCAAAATACTACCTAATTCCAAACGGTATAGGTTCAATTCTTTATTTCTCCCTGTTGGTGCTTAACAAAGATATGATTAAGTCCTTCGGCTAATGATTTTGCTATTACTCTCACTTCTACTGCCCAATCTATTAGATCAGCTTTAAGCATTTCTTCGGACAGGGTGAACAACTGTTCTATGTAGTTTGGCACACTATCAGGTAGTGTGACTAAGTCCTGTGGGTGATCCCCAACTTTACACTCACTACATAAGTAAGTATCTATATCTGTTGTATCCTCAATACAATCGCAAAGACAGCTACAAGTCATAGTGTACATATTAAACCTCGTCTTTTGGTAGGTTGCCAGAGTAGTCTGTTGTGTACTCAATGATCGGTTCAAGTACCCAATCTACTTCTTGCCACTCTAGATCCGTCTGGACTACACCTACTTGATCTATCAACAACTCTATCTGTTCGTCAGCTTCTTGCTCGCTGTCAGCACAAACATTATCTACCACTACCGTTACATACGCTCGGTACATCTGCTTCTTATTCATTGGTACTCCTGTTCTTGATGATGTGATCTTTAACGATCTTGACAGCATAGTCAAAACCGTTTGCCCAGCCCTCGTCATACGCGACTTCGGTATCTGGTAACTCGGACTGAACAATTAAGTTCTCAATCTGTATCCGAGAAAACTCTGCTTGTAAATGTTCTAGTAAGTATTGTTCGTTCATAGTCCTAAGTCCTGTACTTCGTAATCTAATATTAAGTTCTCTAAATCTAAATTGTAATACTGCTTGACAATATCACTAGCTAGTTTAACTGTCGCGTCTGTTGTACCTTGCGTAGTAACAGGGATCGTTAGCTTCCCTGTCGGATCGAGCGTAAATGTTACTTCTGAATACATAAGTATTACTCCATATCGTTGATTAGTATTTTATTATTAGGTTATTAAACCTAGTAGGGGATAGAGAGAGCCGTCTAGACATCTCTAGAACACTTAGCTTGATAAAATCCACTAGACCCATTACTACTTTTATTGTAGATGGCGTGGTATCCCCTAACAAGTACTCCGTTATCCCCTACTAAGTTTGCTTTAGACCACAGAGAGTTAGCTATCTTGTAACCTCGTGTCTGGGTTTTGATGGATAAACCAAATATACCGCTACAACTCTGACAGAAACAGTTACTATTATTTCGCTGGGTTTCGCCCGACCGTTGTGATCTAAAAAGGTTCCCTGCTACGAGTAGGGTTTTGTGGACTAAGGCTCGTAGTAACAGATGAATATCCATCTTGTTATCTAGCTCAGTTTCCTTGACCACGCTAACTGAGAAAGTTCGATCTAGTGTAGCAGGGAGTTCTGGAAACGGTACAGAAGCAGGTACTCCTAGAGCAGAAAGGTTAAGGCTCATTATAGGAGTCCTTACAAGGGAACAACAACCAGACAAAGACCCTTGCTTAACTTCTGTACCGTAATTCATTTATAGTCCTCGCATTAGCTTACGAGCCACGCCAACCAAGTCAGCAGACTTATAGACTACCGATACTTGCTGGCACTTATGCTGGGCATCTTTAGCTTGTTCAGCTAATTGAGCAGGACTCATACGAGATTGCCAATACTCGCTAAGTAGTAAAACAGCATTAGTTACTGCCCCGTCTAATGCGTTAATACGCTGGACTACTTCCTCGCATTTATCTTTTGAGTTCCATTGACCGTCACTCACAGTAAAGAGAAGCTTGGTAGCACGATTAGACTCGGCTAATATGTTCTCAGCTTCAATTAAAGCTTTGAAAGGATCAGTACCCCCTGTTGCCCCGACAGCACGATACATAGTGTCAGCTTTATCGTCACCATCATACAATAGTCGAGCGTTATCATCAAAGACAAACACAGTAACGCGACCGCCAATTTCCTCAATCGCTCGCTTGATTACCCAAGCGTTCTGTATTGCTTGCTTGATGATGTAACTCATAGACCCAGAGTTATCTAGCAGGATAACAGCTTCAATATCAAACTTATCATTACCTGTATCCCAACGATCAAAGATACTATTTATATCATTGGGATCCATATTCATAGTACGCTGAACATTTAGCTTGCCTGTCGGATTATACATATTCCAAGATGGATCGTTATATATAAGTAACTCGGTAAGTTCCTCTGAGAAAGCTTTAGCGACTACTCGGTATTCCATATCAACAGAGTGAGTAGTGTAGTTAGCATTAGCACAGCCAATCACACCTACCATTGAAGCACGAATAGCAGACCTAACTTTCCTAACTTCCTGCTTGGCTACACTAGACTTCATTAGATCGTCAATAGCAGACTTAACAAGCTCTGCTAGTTCATCACTAACTTCCTTATCAACAGCGTTAGGATTAAACTGCTTCTCTGCCCAAGTACCTTGATTACCTGTACCGCTTTCATCAGGATCACTATCAGCATTACTTTCAGCTTCGGTATCGCCAGCTTTTGCTCGCTCAACCTGTGACTTCTGTTTAGTACCAGACTCATTACGACCAGACTTTAAGGGTAAGCGAGTACCGCACATACCCTCGCCACACTT